CTGCTCCAAAGGCCCCAGTGTGGATAAGGCTTTCGTCAGACCCACTCCTGCGAGCTACCTCGCAGACTGAGTGGCAGTTTTACGACTTGCTTAGGTCGCCCAGGCTCTTTAGCCGAACCCTCGTAACGTGGGTGCTATGAAGCGCTCACGTACGATGCCAGTCCTGTGCAAGCCATAGCTTGCACAGGGGGCGTTGGGATCGGGTAAAAGACCACCTGACCAGTTGAAATACTGGCACTTCTTTCGGCCCAAGTCTCGGAATGTAGGCCCTGTACCGTGTGTTGGCACACGGCGGGCTTTCCGAACTTTCCGTTGGAACTTCCTCACAGCAATGCGCACTGAAGGTGCGTGCTCTGGGGAAGACATCGGAGGGGGGCGGAAGTAAAATTCCACCCCTCGGACCTGACCGAGGATGCTACGATAGACATCCGAAATCGAATGTTTTATCGTTGCTGCCTCGGTACAAGGGTCATGGCTAAGAAGGGGAGGCCAGTTCTCTGGGCGTTTCGCCCGGCGAGCCTTGGCAATTTGCCAAGTATTGGTCTTCACTACTTCATCTAGCCAACGAGTAGCAGCCTTGTCCAACAATGTTGTACGAGACTGTTGCCCGATGGCTAGGCCAGCTCCTGCCACGAGTTGTTGCAAGGACAACTGAGACAGGAACTGGAGCCATGGCACATGGTCGGTTGTACTGACCTTTGGTCGGAGTGGAACATCTACTCCGCCATAGGCCGGTTCAACCGCAATTGGTATCCCCATGCGGTAAGCCAGCATCCACGTATAGAAATACGGGGAGCACTTCCACATGCATTTTGGCATGCGGAGACTTACCACATCTGGGTCTCCTCGGATCGCGGCAGCCTGGTTAGACCAGGTCACTGCGCCCTTGGAACCCCCAGGTGGGGCTACCAATGTGGATGTTTGAAACACCCGTTGGGGGGCACCATGAACTGTGGGAATCTCACAGATGATGCCCCTGGAAGGATGGTGGAAGCACTTTGGTGCTGACAACCGGCCCCCCATCGACACGAACACAGAATCGTACATTCTGCGCCGTGCCGATGTCCAACGAGGTTTCAGGGCGTCGTCGCCGACGCCCTTTAACACCACATCCCCTCTCCTGAGGCCCGGATAGTGCTTTGCCCTTTTTTCTTTTTTGGAATAAGGGTATCGCACCAACGACTCTGATGCTGAATACAATGTATGCAGCATCATTACAGGGAAAGATGTGGGGTCACCCATCATCTGTCCTGTCGTTGTCAGGGTCCCGGGGAGGGACTCTAACCTTGACAGCCAGTTATCCGTCAATTTGAGGATAACTTCCGCATGGTTAGCACATTCTGGGTGCCTTTCCGACAGATCCTCTTGCCATTGAGGCAGAAGAGGGGCGTCTGGAAACTCAACCAGAAGGGGGCATAGTAGTAAACTACTATCTATGTCCCTGAGGAGCTTCTTTGTACCAAATAACTTTTGAAAGTACTTGGTATAAGGCCGAACGCAAGCATAACGTTCGGTCAACTCCTCATAGAAAGTTTGGGTGAGCCACTGGGCATGGTAGTCCGTGGCGGCCGTGGCATCTTGCGAGTACCACGGACCTGTGTCACCGGACATATCAATGTCCCGGTGCCCACCCAATGCTTGGGAGAACCGGGGGTCGTTGACCATCACATGGTCAGCAACTCTCCGCAAGACCTGTTGGATCAGGTTCGCCGCAGTGAGACTCATTGTGGGGAACCGAACCTTCAGGCCCTTCTCCTCCGCGCTTATCGGGAAAATGGGAAGGTATGTTAGGCGATGCATAACATACTCTACCCCTTCTCGAAGGAACTCGCGGAACATGTCGGCCTTGGCCGGGAGTTCTGTCTGCAAGTCAGACCAAACTCCCTTCATGAGCTGCGACCCCTCTTTCCACTCCTTGGAATAGGGGAAGTTTTGGCTCATGAACTCAAAGCGAAAAATGTTTTCGTTTGAGGACCTACCCAGTGTTGAATATGAATTCATACTGGCTTCAAGGCCGGCAGTTGCAGCATCAGCGGCTGCAAATTGCTGAAGTTCCTTCGTCTTCACAGACGCGTAGCCGATGAGCAGCAAGTGCTGAACACCGGTTACGTGGCCGCCTGTAAACCTCGGGTATCCGAGGCCTGCATGTGAAGAAGGTATGGTAAACAGTTCAGGGTCCCGATTTGGGGCCCACCTGTGAACATACTCTCGAAGGAACGGCCTCCACCTCGGAGGTTCTGGGGCTGGTGCGGACGTCAAACGTTCGAACAAGCCGTCGAGCCCATCCGGAGATGGAGGAGCTGGGGGAAGGGCACGTGCTGAGTATGAACTCAGTAGTGCCATTCGCCTCTCCCTGAAGATGAGCAGCCGCCCTGATGGGCGTGGGCCGCCATAGTACCAGGCTCGGTTAGCCTGGAACAATGACTTTGCCCTTGCTGCCGCCTCCAGAGGGTGGCCTACCAGCTGAACGCGGAATCGGTTCAAACCTTGCACTGCCCGAGAATCGGGCTGAGAAAGGAATGTTCCGTATTTGACCATTTCCACACTGCGTACCAATTGGTACGCAGTGAGGACCGCGTCCCACGAAGCTCTCATGAAGGAGAGAACAAGGAGATTCCGCCGAAATCGACGGAGTCCCTTGTCTCTTCCACCGTGCTGCCTGGAAATTGCCGAGGCAGCACGGAGGATATCCTCTGCCCAAAGGGCATAGAATTCCTGGATTGAGAGACCGGGTGGTCTGGGAGGCGGCCTTACATTAAGGACCGCTTTCCCATAGCCCGACACCACCCCATTTACAAACCGGAAGTTTTTGCAATTTGCTAAAACTTC